CATTTGAATCTATGAAAGCAGCTGCACAGAATGTACTTGGGAAGTTGGCTTTAGGAGAAAATATACTACCATCTTTGCAGGCTTTAGCAGAAACAACCTCTACTTTTCTCTTTAATAACTTCTTCCCAATGATTGGGAATATTATGTCAGGTTTAGGGGTTGTAATTAGTGAAGGTCTAAGTCATGTAGCTACTCAGTTGTTTGGTGAAGAATTTGGGAATGCAGTATTTACTCAACTATCTCGTGTAAGTGGTATTTTTCAAACTTTCTTTGATATGATTTTTGGATCATTGAGCAAGCAAGATAATATTGATATTTTAGAAGCCCTTGGATTTTCTGAAGGTGCTGCAACTCAAATTGTCAACATTGCAGATAATATCCGTGAGACCTTTATTAATATTGGTTCAGCCATTGGGGATGTATTAGGTATTGTTGGTGATTTTGTCAGCAATTTGTTAGGTATAAAGGATGGAGAACAAGGTGTAAATCTTTTAGGTGTAGCATTTGAAACATTGACAGGATTTTTGAAAGAAGCTTCAGGTGTATTAAAAGACTTCACAGGGTGGCTAAAGGAAAATCCTGCTGTAGTTGATTCAGTGATTTCTGCAGTAGTTGGTCTGACTGCTGCTTGGCAAACATATAAAACGATTAGTGCAGTTGTTAAAGCTGTCGAATTGGCTAAAAATGCCATCTTTGGAACTTCATTCGCTTTATCTCAAGCTATGGCTGTGGCAAATGGAACTTTAACTGCTAGTCTAGCGGCTGAGAATGCTGCAGCAGTAGGAGCAAGTGGAGCATTTAGCGTTTTTAATGCGGTTTTAGCTGTAAATCCTATCTTTTTGGCAGTTGGAGCAATTGTAGCGCTGGTAGCAGCATTAACATGGTTCTTCACCCAGACTGAAACAGGAAGACAGATTTGGTCATCTTTTGTAGATTGGATCAAACAGGCTTGGCAGGGAATTTCTGATTTCTTTGTCGGCCTTTGGTCTGGTATCTCTGAAGGTGCTATCGTCTTATGGGATGGAGTTGTTGCAGCTTGGACTGCTTACATCGAAACTGTGAAAGCGGTGTGGACTGCTGTTGGAACATTCTTTTATGACTTGTGGGTAAGTATTCAAGAGGCTGCATCTACTGCTTGGACATTAATTACTACATCTATTATGACAGTTGTTCAACCGTTCATTGATGGATTTATGAATATTTGGAACAACATTTCAAGTGGCCTTTCTCAAATTTGGGAAGGTATTAAAATGGTTTTCCAAGGAGTTTGGGAAGTTATCAAATCAATCTTCTTAGGTGCAGTTTTGGTTATCATTGACCTTGTTACAGGTAACTTCAGTCAGCTTGGAGCTGACCTTTCTCTAATTTGGGAAGGTATTAAAAATGGCATTTCTTTGATATGGGAAGGGATTAAAACATACTTCTCTGGTGTTGTGAATGTCATAGTTGGTTACGCTACTGGTGTTTTTGAGAACTTCTCTAATGCTTTGAGTACAATTTGGGAATTTATCAAAACTGTAACAACCTCAGCTTGGGAATGGATAAAATCTACAGTATCAAATCTGATTACAAGTTTGATTCAGGGGGCACAAAATTTATGGAATAGCTTTATGAGTTTTCTATCTAGTTTGTGGGAAAGCATTAAGTCAACAGCAAGCTCGGCCTGGGAATCTTTAAAATCTAGTGTGTTAAGTATTATTGACAATCTTGTCTCAGGAGCACAAAACGCTTGGGATACCATGTCAAATGCTGTATCTAGTCTTGTAAGCAATGTTACGGGATTCTTTGACCAATTGTGGAATATTGACTTATTCGCAGCAGGTCAAGCAATCTTAGAAGGTTTCTTGAGTGGTCTAAAATCTATGTGGTCTTCTGTAACTGACTTTGTAGGTGGAATCGCAAGTTGGATTCGTGACCACAAAGGGCCGATTGAATATGACCGTAAACTCTTGATCCCTGCCGGTACTGCAATCATGAAAGGGTTAGACCAAGGACTGCAGGACCAATTTAAGGATGTAAAGCAAACGGTTGGAGGTATGGCTGATAAAATTTCAGATGTATTTTCAGGAGATAATCTTGACCTGAATTCATCTGCATCTGTTACTAAAAGTCTGGAAGCACAGTTGGCTATGCCATCAGCTCAAATTGAAGCACATGATAGTAAAACTGTGTCTGAGATAGCGATTCTGAGAGCTAGTATGGAGAGAATCCTTACTGCTATCCTTGAAAAATCGTCAGATATCTACCTAGACAATGACATTATTTCGATGAAAACGTATGAACAACACGGTGCAATATATGCAAGGGAGGGAATTTAATGGATTATATGATCATCAATGGTTTTAATACATCAACCCTTCCTGGTTGTGTTGTGACGGATTTTGGAGAAGTATCAGGAGCAAAACCAAGAGGGGAAGTAGCTTCTCTTCATGGAGTAAATGGCTCGTATCGGATACTAGATGGTTCATATGAGAGTTATGAAAGAACATTTAAGTTCTACATTAAAAAATTAATCGATATTTCAGTTATTGTTGATAAATTTCAACCGAATGATAATATCCTTGAATTTAGTTATCATCCTGACTCAGTGTTTTATGCAAACTTCCTGACATCAACTTATAAACCTGATGGAAATCACGCATGGGAACTCTCTATTAAGTTGACGATGCAGCCGTTCAGGTATCAAAAAAATGTGAATCCAGAAGTATTTACTGCTCCTGGAACAATCACGAATCCTGGTACAGTCTATTCTGAGCCTATCATTGAATTAGAAGGAGATGGAGATGTTTCAATTACTATTGGTAACAAAACAATGTATCTTACTCTAAAAAATAAGGCAACAATAGACTGCCGACAAGGAAAACAAAATATCTATAATGCGACAGGTTCTATACAAAATACTCTTAGAAAACGAGGTAGCTTCTTAGAAATTCCTACTGGTAGAACAGGTATCACGTATAGTGGAAATGTTCGTAAGTTGACGATTAGACCGAATTGGAGGTACAAAATTTGATTTATTTATCAGATGGAAACATATCTCTTAATGCAGCATATGATGATAACATCACACAAGAAGCAAATAGCACCTATCAATTAACATTTCGATTTCCAACCAACAACATCTTATGGCAGAGATTAAGAGAGGAAACATTCCTGACATCTGATGATTTACATGGCGAGCAAGACTTTGTGATTTTCGAGGTTGAAAAACACCATGGATATATTCAAGTCTATGCTAACCAGGTCATGACTCTACTAAATAATTATGTGATTGGTTCACTTGCTCTTGATCGTGTATCAGGTTCAACTGCTTTGAGTCAATTTGCTGGAAGCATGACTAGAGAAAATCCATTTTCTTTTTTTTCTGATATTGATGATCGCCATACTTTTAATACTGATAGCATTAATGCAATGGCTGCACTTACAAAAGATAAGCACTCAATTTTGGGACAATGGGGCGGAGATTTAGTCCGTCATGGATACCAAGTACGGCTTTTAAAAAATGGCGGTTCAGAAAATGAATCGCTTTTCATGTACAAAAAAAATCTTTCAAGCTACAAACAGAAGATATCAACCAAATCATTAAAAACTAGAATCACTTTTAAAAAAACAATTAAGAGTTCAAGCGAAAATAATGATGAACATAAAATTGCAGTTGTAGTTGATAGTCCATTGATTAACAAATACAGTCAGATTTACGAGGATGTTGTAGAAGTCAATGACCAAGATGTCAAGGATGAAGCAAGCCTTAGAGAATATGGTAAACAATATTTCAGAACAACTTTGTGCGATATGCTAGAAGATAGCATAGAGATTGATGTCATCGGTCAGAGTGATGTGCCCGTCCAGATATTTGATGTTGTGGGTGTCTACTACGAATACTACGATCTGGATGTAAGGAAGAAAATAACTAAATACAACTACTCACCAATGGCTAAGAAATTGAAGTCTATTGGTTTTGGTGAATTTAAGTCTAGTCTAGCAAACGCGATCGGTAATGTAGTTAGTGATGCAGTCAAAAATGAAACTCAACACTTAGATGGAATCTTTGAAGCAAAACTAGCTAAAGAAATCCAAAATGCTGATTTAGCTTTTGATCGTAAAGTTGAAGAAATCAAAAATCAGTTTGAAGATGAAGTCAATGCTGCTAAAGCAAAAGCAGAAGAAAACAAGCGTGCTTTGTCCGATGAAATCGACAGACGATTTCACGAGTTTAGTCCAGCAGGATTCGAAGAAGCAAAGAATAAGGCTGAAGAGGCCTTAAGAAAAGCTGGTACAAGTGCTGAATTAGTCGAACAAATCAAGGAAATTACAGAATTAAGAAATAAAAATTTTGAGCAATTCAAAGAAGAAACAAACCAAAAATTTGTAACATCAGGAGAACTTCAATTTTTTATTTCTAAAAAAGTAGACCAAACCGAATTTCAACGTGTAAAAGAAACCGCTCAACTCTATGAGCGTATTTTCGGAAGTACTCAGAACGGCATCGCAGATAATATTTCTCGCATGGTAATGACTAACCAAATCTTTCAAACGGAAGTCAAGAAGTATGTTGAAGATAATTCAAATCTTGTATTTGACCCAACAAATTTCAGCAAGTGGACTAAAAAACAAGCAGAAGCGAATGTTATCGAGGTTCAAGCTGGCACTAAGTTGCTAAGAATTACTAATGTTGGTAAAAATCAACCTGTATATCATGGGTTTGCATTACCTCTTACTACATCTACTTTTAGACAGGGTGAGAAGCTTAGCTATCGCATGGAGGTCTGGGTTGATGTATTGCCAGATGAACAGCTTGGAATTGAGTTATGGGCTTCTGACGGTGGACTAGCATCTGACAGAGTTACGTTAACAAAGACAGGCATACAAATTATCACAGGTACGATGACTGTTCAGAAATCAACAACCAAGACAAGAGATTTTCCTCTTGAAATATGGTTGTTGAAAAACGGTACGGTTGCCATTGGTAAAGTATCGCTTATTCGTGGTGAAACACCTCCGCAAGATTTCAAGGATGATACATCGGCACAAGACCTTGTAACTCAAACAAAGGTGTCACAACTCTTTGATTCGTACGCAATACAGACCTTGACTAACGCTGGAGCAATCGCTTCACAAATCAATACGAACGCTAACAATATCTTGATTGAAGCTGCTAAAATCCGCCTCAAAGGGAAGACTCTTCTAGATGAAATCACAGCGATAGACGGTTATTTCAAGCGTTTGTTTGTCGGTGATGCCAGAATAGGAACTCTGAACACTGATATCATTCGCTCAAATTCGATTGCAGCAGATAAGTTGATATTTGATACTGCTCTAGCGAAGAAACTTGTAGCTAGTGATGTGTTCACGGATACGTTAGCTGCTAAAACTGCATTCATCAATAAGCTACGTTCAGTAGTAGTTTCTGCTACCTTACTTGAAGGGTACAAAGGCAAAATCGGAGGGTTCCAAATCGGTACTCACGATAAAGACTCAACGACCTTCTGGCTGACTGGCTCAAACAGTTTCAGAGTAGGTATGTCAGACGGTGGATGGCGAGTAAATCAAACGTGTCTTTGGGTAAATTGGGGTAATGACTGGGGTAAACCTGGTGATAACGCTTGGTATGTTACGAACTCTGGCGAGATGAATTGTAGAGGCGCAGCAAACTTTTATAAAAAAACCGACTTCTCAGCTAGTAGTTCTGTCAATTTTTACGGGGGAAACACGTTTTACTCAGACCTTCACATGACCAATAAGGAGATTCTTGGTGATGGTGGAAATCCTAAAGGTGGTAAAAATGCAGTCGTTTGGTGGAACCAGGTCGGAAGTGGAAGTGTCAAATATTGGATCGACAAGGCATCTGATAAGCGATTAAAAGAAAACATCGCACCAGCAACCATCAATGCACTTGATGCTATCAACAAACTTAATATGGTTGAGTTTGACTTCATCAAAGACAAGAAACATGAGAAAGTCGGACTTATCGCTCAAGAAGTCGAGAAAGTCATTCCACAAGCGATTTCAAGAAATCCAGAGAATGAAGATGATTTCTTGCACATTGACTATACCGCATTCGTGCCTTATCTCATTAAGTCGATTCAAGAATTAAATCAAAAAGTTGAAAGGTTAGAACAAATAACATGAACGAACAAGACCAACAAATCAGTCGTCTAGTAGTAAACTCTCTATCAGAGAAGTTAAGTCAAGAAGCTACTAAATCAGCAACATTCGAGGCTCTATACACAACTACGGCTTTAGAACTCGAACAAATCAATAAAATCATCGAATCAGATGAAGAACTTAAAACTAAATTTGAACAAGTGAAAGGACAAATGATAAATGGCAATCAACAACTACACCCTAGCAACTAAACCTTATATTCGTGGTTTTGGAGACAAAACTACAACTGTTGTAGAAATTCGCTTGCAAGACGGAAATCGTTACAGCACCAATCAACGCGAACTGGTCGGAGACCGCACTCAAGATAATGAAGAAACGCTTATCCAAGCGGTCCTTGACATCCTTAAAGCTGAACTAGACCCAGGTTCAGCAATCGTTCAAGCCCAATCTAAAATCGAGCAAGCTGAACAAAAGCTCACTCAGACTGAAATCAAACAGAACCAACTACTTGAAATTACTGAGAAAATCAATAAGGTAGTTCGTGTTATGGCTCAAGATTCCATTATGGGTGAGAAAATCGCTTATGGTACTACATACAAGGAACTCGTTGAGCTATTCCCTCTTGTTAAAACTGGCGAGAGCTATGCTCCTGGTTCAATGTTTGCAATCGAAGACCCAGGGCATGTTGAATTGAACGGGGAAGGCAAACGAATCCTTATTCAAACTAACCAACAATTCATCTACCAAGGCGAATCACTTCAACAGCTAGAAGGTTCACCATCTCAAAATGGAATCCTTGCAGTTTGGAAATGGCAAGCACCTAAATCTGAACTAGAAACACAACCTGTTCAATAACAAGGAGGTGTTTATGCAAGATTTAGCATTTCACGAACTAGCAGAACATTTAAAAAATCTATCATATAGTCCGTATATCCACTTCTTTTTTTGGTTGATGGTATTAGATATTGCAACAGGCTACATCAAGGCCTTTAAGACTAAGCGTTTTGATAGCAAGGTAGGCACAATGGGCTTAATCAGACACTTCATTGTATTTGTCGTCATCTTGCTTGTAGCTATGTATGCACGTTCATTGGGTTTTCGTAGTTTTGGTATAGCGTGGACTATGTTTTTCTCTTTCAATTATCTGTTTTCAGTGATTGAAAATTGGGAGATGATAGGACTAGCATTTCCAGAGTTCCTGAAACCGTATATCAATCAAATCAAGAAAGATAATGCTCGTAAGATAGGTCAGTTATTGGTCAATATTGACCAAAAAGACAAAATTGAAGTCGAAGTAAAGGAGAAAGAAGACGATGCAACAGATCAATGAAATTTTAATTAATGGAGCTATCAGCATTCTAGTTATCCTTGTAGGTATCTCAGTTAAAGCTGTTAAAGAATATCTGATCCAAAAGGGTGGAGAGAAAACAATCAAGATTGTTGAAATCTTGGCTAAGAATGCAGTTAATGCAGTTGAGCAAGTGTCCACAGAAACTGGCTACAAGGGAGAGGAAAAGTTGGAACAAGCACGAGCAAAAATCCGAGCAGAACTTAGAAAGTACAATATCAACATGACTGATAGTGATCTCGATACATTCGTTGAGTCAGCAGTCAAGCAGATGAATGACGCTTGGTCTGAAAAATAAATCAAGAGAACCTGAAAAGGTTCTCTTTTTAATATTAAAGAAAGGAGCAAGATTTGAAGAAAACCATCGAAAAAAAGCTTGAAATCACATCAAATAATAGAGATGTTGATATGCTTTATCAAGAATTCTTCAGTATGGATAAGAACATCGCTGAATTCAAATTCACTCTTGACAATCTATCCGCTAACAAGGTAATTTGTTTATTCTATTTCAAGAAATCTAAACGATATTCAACAGTTGATGCGACAATCGAAGACAATACCTTTACTGTTAAATTTGATGTATCGTTGATCACAATGGACGAGCCTGTGGTAGGATACATCTACTTTGAAGAAGTGGAAAAATCTGCTGACGTGTACAGCTTTAGGTTCAATGTACGAGTTAGTGAACTTGATAAGTCTAAGAATGCGCCTATCATCGAACAGAAAACAGGACGCATCGTAGACATCGATAGCATTGTTACCAGGACAGAATTAGAAGAAATTCTCAAGACTGTTCATATTGGCAGTGATGCTTACGATGATTCAGAAATCGTTAAACGTTTAGCAGCTTTAGAAAATAAACCTGAAATTGATACAAGCAATTTTGCTAC